TAATGTTAAAGCATCAGTTAATGCTGCTCCAGTTAATTGTATGAATATTAATATTTCAGCGAAATAAACAAACCCTGATGGATGAACTAATCTATCATATGAAAGTTCCCAATCACTTAAATTTTTACCAGTCTTAATTAAATAAGAAAACTTTTGATATTTTTTACTGTCTTGTACTACAATACTATCAGATAAAAATCCTTTATTATCTAAATATTGTCCACCTTTTGGAAGAGATGCGTTAACATCCCAATTACCGCTTGAAGGTATTAATACTTTATCATAAGGAAACTCTACTTCAGCAATATCATTAAATAATATTTTAAAAAATATCTCAATAGAATCTGATGTACCTCTTAATCTATAAAAATCTATAATTTGTTTATAAAGAGTTCTTTTATCTACCGTAACTCCTCTTGGAATTGTAGCAGCAATTTCTTTTTGCATTAATTCTAAATAGCCTTCACTATTAGTATCAATATCCATTGCCTGTTCAATTGTATTCATTACATATGATGGACCTGGACCTACCCAATTCTTTTGAATTGTTGTTAATTTGGCTGAAGAGTTATTATGAGCTGATAAACCATTAACAGTAAATGTTTTACCTATTTCAGATGTTGAATTAACGAGTGTGCCTGGAAGTTCATTACCATTTGTTATTGCTACATTGACATCAGTTAAAGTTATATTAGTTGTTGTACCATCAGGCGCCGTTACAACAAGAGATGAGCCTGCACCGGTTTCATCTGTAAAAAACTTATTATTTTCGTTATTAGGGTCAGCTATTCTAAATTGTGCTTGGCCATTTAGTACAACATCTGTAAAAACATTATTTTCTTGATAAATAAATTCATCCATATTCATAAATGTATAATAAGCTTGTAAGAATTTATCTAACTTATCTTTATTTTCTAATATTTCGGATGGTATTATTTGGTCTAAACGAATATCTTCTTTCGTTTGAGACAGAGTTCCTTGTTCGAGTTCAATCGCTCCAGGAGTTAATGTCTTTTTATATCCCATTATTTAAATCTTGATGTTGTTGTATAATCTATAGACCCTGCTGAACCAGCAACTGCAATTGTATCTATTTCTGGAGTTATAACTACAAAACTATTATCAATTGAAATTAATTGGTCTCTCTTAGGTCCTAAGTCTAGTGAGTTAGGAAGTACTGTAATTTTTATTGGAGTCACAGCATCAGGTGTAAAGTTATTTAAAGTAATCTTACCTTTATCTACATCTATTTCTCCAGCACTTTTAATTACAGTTGTATTAACATCATTAACTACTTTATAAACAATTACATTTCTTTTACTAGAATCAGTAATAGGCTCATCACCAAAGAAATGGTCAACATTATTTATTTTAAATGCTGAAGATGATATTAAAAATGATGTTGAATCGCCTGACTGGAAAAAAGGAGATGAAAAACTTAAACTAAAGTTATTTAACGCATTATTTACAGGCGTAATATTTTGAAACATTCTCGGTCTTACTGTTGTATTTAATATAGCAGGGTCACTGTTATCTATATTCCTTGTTAACTGTGAGTGTCTAAACACCCCGTCAAATTTATTTAAATTATTAAAATTATAATCTGTTATAGTATCTCTTACTACTGATTGTAAATCAACAGAACTTCTATCTGTTAAATTAGGATTATATTTAAATGATACATCTAATTCTAAATAAGTAAAGTTAGGGTCAACAATTTGTGGAGTTATTGATACAACATTCTTACCTTTTAAAATAGCTCCTGTAATATTTGTTTTTTCTGCTGTTGTAAGTGTTTCTGCTAATAAAGGTTTAATACAAACATAAACTCTTCCATAGTCAGGTGGATCGTTATCTTCTCCACCCCATGTTGAAATAGAATCTATATTACTAAATTCCTTTTTAATAATCGCTGCATAGTCATCAGCGGTCACAGCTCTGTTTTGTGATATAAAAGTAAGAGGAGCATTAAATCTTATTGACTCCATTGTTTCTTCTTCAGCTCCACCAGCAGCTGCTGTAACTAATGATACTGCGATATTATCAAATGTACCAATATCATCTACCATTGTAAATGAATTTGCACCATTACTTTCAATACCTTTAGTAGTTACGTAATCAATAGTAACGATATTATTATTAGTTGGTTTAAATCCTGTAACGCCATCTCCAAAATATACTTCATAATAACCGCTTGGATTTTCTTGTAAGTAATAAACCTTTGATGTTGAATCTACGCCTTTTAATGTTTCAAATTTAGTATATACATCAAATGCTGTTGATTCCTCATTCGCTTGTACACGTACGCGTAACGTACTCGTGTCTGCGTCATAGTCAGAGAGTTGAAATTTCTGATTTTCTATATCATTATCAACTCTATATTTTAATTCTCTTGTAGTTCCTTCAACAATAGTGACATTATTAAATGTCCATGTTGAACCACTTAACGTAGCTTGTTGAGTATTTAATACAACAAATTGAAATTCTTCTCCACTTACAACTGTATTTAATTTAGTTCCTTTTGTAAGTTCTAATACTGTTGGTATAGTACCTGAATTTGGTTTAGTAACAACGATATTAACTGTAGCTCTTGGAGATAAAACAGACCTAGGAGTATATCCTAATAACTTAGCTCTTGTTACGACATTGCCTCTTATCTGAGCTGAATCTAAAAATGATTCATTTAATGAGTAATGAGCATTTAAAGCATTATAATGAGTATTATAAGCTAATACATCTAATAAGACATTAAGGCCTGAACCTTCAAAGTCATAATCATTAAATTCTGTTTGTTGTTTTAAAAAGTTTTTGAGATTATTTTTTATATCTGCAAAATCTAGTTCCGTTACGTTTAAATTTGTTGCCATTTTATCTTAACCTTCTAAGTGGTATTTCAACGACTTGTTCTACGTTGATTCCTTTTATATTAAAAAAAACTTCTATAAGATATTCATTCCTAGGTATATTATCAGTTATATCAATACTTGTGACTGATACTCTTGGTTCATACTTTTCTATGACATCTCTTATATTACTTCTTAATTCTATGTTTGTTATTATCCCTGCAGGTTCAAAAAGTAATCCTCTGAGATTAGCTCCTAAATCATCTGCAAACGGTCTTTCATAAAAATTAGTTATAAGTAAATTTTTTATTGCATTTTTAATAGCAGCATCGTCTTTTAAAGGTATAATATCCTTACGTATAGGATGTATCTTTAAAGATAAATCTAAATCGCGATGAGGTTTCTTTCTAGATACATTTCTCGCTTGCTCTAAATTCCCCGATATTTGCTTGTCGCCTGTATATAATCCTGCCATATATCTATTTATACTCGTTAACTGCTTCCTTGCTCAACTGTTGTGTTAGGAAGTTGACTTTGTGTGTTATTAATTAATGTTTGTACTGATTCTGGTAAATCTATTGTTGATGGAAAGCCTATAACCTTTAAGTAATCACAGAAACTAAATGTAATTAAATCAATTATGGCACCTAATCCTATGGCATTAAAAAAATCTTCAACCTTTTGAATCCATAGTTTTATAAGATATGTTTGCCATTCCTCTGTAAACTCTCTTGCTCTTTTTAATAATCTTTCTTTTTGAAACTCTGGTATTTCTACCTTATCATCAAACTCTCCGCCTAATAAATCTAATAAACTAAATCCAAATATTTGTACCTGTTCTAATTCTTCTATTGTTTTATCTCGTATTAAAGCTTCTAAATCTATTTCTTGTAAACCTGGAAACGATGGTAATCCTAATGCGTCCCATATTTCATCAAATAAATCTATAAGACCAGAAAATCCACCAGTTAATAAGAGATTCATTTTCTTTGCAACTTCAGAACGTATATAATTTGCTACAGTTTCTTTTTTAAAATCAGCTGTTTCAAACTTATCCCATACTTTATATTCATCTGGTATTAAATCATATATACTATCAATCTCTTCTAATTGTATATTATCTAAAACACTACTTGGGTCAGTTAAAAAATCAATTATATTAATTTGTATGCCTAATATAGTTACGTTAAATTCAATAGGAAACAAATCATTAATTAATTCAAGTATTTGTTTTTGTACATACATTGGAAAATCAGCTGATAACTTAGTTATCATCAATTCCCATTCTATTTCTGGTATTTCTATCTTTTCAAACTTAGGGTCGACAGAACTTATTAACTTTCTTGTATCTTCAAGAGTTTTTTTTAATTCATCAATCTCATAACGATAAGCATGTGTAGCCAATCCACTAAATAAGTTTCTTAAATTAGCCGGAGTAGGTAATAAAACATCAGGACATTCTATTTGTGGCAATGATATACTTGGAGTTGTCATTATATTATTCTAATCTTACCAGTAGAAGTAAATTCTATATGTGAATTTGTTTTACCATGAGTTATTTTTATTTTTTCTGCGCCAGAAGTATTATCTAATTCAATTTTATGACCAGCTTTTGATTCATATACTTTATTATCTACTGATGCATCACTTGGTATATCTTTTGTACCATTTGTTTGAGTAGCAATTGAACCCATAACTATAGGGTCTTGAGCTGATGGACCATCTGCAAAGAATCCTACTACCCATGAACCAACTTCTAAATGATGATTACCACCATTACCTTTAATAGATGCTGATGTTGTTGGCATCATAACAGTTGCCCAGGGATAATCACCATTATTTACTACTCCATCATAATATCCATAAGCATGTACTCTTACTCTATTTAAATTTTTAGTATCATTGATATCCTTTACTTCACCAATGAACCATGTAAAGATTCCGTTTTTAAATTGGTCTACTTTTCGCTCAAACATTATTTACCTCTTATTTGTTCTTCAATAAATGAATCTTTTTTAACTTTAGCATTTATATTATAACCTTCTTTACCAAAATGATGTGTAATACTTGATACAAGATAAGCACCACTTACATAATTATCAAATATCTCTCCATCAGCTCCTTCTTTCTGTGAAAGTTCTTCTGATACATCAGCTTGTTTCAATATTCCAAGACTAATAATTAAACCAGGAGCTAAGTTAAAATCACCAGTTAAATTAAGGTCAACTACTGTAGTATCTAAATTATTAATACTCATTCTACTTCTTAATAATGCTTCGTTTTTAGTTGGATCGTGATAATTTTTATGAGTATCAAATGCATTCTCGTTATATGTTATCCAATGCTGTTTAAATTTTTTAAAATCAGTAATCTTTTGACCATCAATCTTCATCTTATCATTTATTGGTGAAAAAGTATTTAATCTCGGCTTATCATTGCTATATCCATGAACTTTAGCTTCTCTTGTTTTAGTTGATATATCTAATTTATTTAAAACTGCTCCAAAGGTTCCTTTTGATGATGCATTTAATTTAGAAACATTTAATGAAGATGACATTTTTTGTATCTTAAGTCTTTCTTCTTCAAACATTTTTTCTTCTTTACTATTATACATTGTCTCAGTTGGATTAGGATTTCTGTTATAATTATCATATACTTCATTTTGATTAAGTATCGCTGCATATGATGTTAAAACTAATCCAAATTTTGCTGATTCATAAAAATATATTTGAGTATTATTATCAAAAGAATTTCTTAAGAGCCAACTAATGGCTTCAAGCGGCTGTATATTAGGGTATATACCTTTTATAATACCTTTTGTTGAAGCACTTACTTGTAATTTTGAATCTAGATTAGTTTTTACTATTTGAGATACTAAAGCTCTAGCTGTTCCTTGAAACGCTGCATCTAAAAGTTTTTTATTATTTAAATACATATGTTTAGAAACACATACAAGAGTATAAGATTTAGATGCTGGTGTTGGTTCAGAAAAATTTGTTATATCTGCAATATAAAGTTCTAAATCAAATCCTTGTTCTCCAAGTTTTGGTTCAGTCCTACCAATTATTAAATGAATTTTTTCATTACCAGATAATTTTAATTCATTTGTAAGGTTAGCTGTATCTACTAAGAATATTTCTACTACTATACCCGAACGATGTAAACCTTCATGAATTTTTATATCATGAATAACATTTTTTAATTCATCTTCATGGCCATTGTTTGCTGTAATAATAGCTTGGTCAATACTATAACTCTTCGGAGATACCGATACGTTATCTTTACCGACTGAATTATAGTTATTGCTCATCTGTTAAGTAATTCTTTAAATGATTTTACAAAAGCAGTCATGCTTGCTGGATCGATAACTCTTATTTGAGCATTCTTATCATTTGTTTCTTCAAGATGCGCTCTGTTTGTAACGAAAGATAAGTTAGCTGGTGATACACCGCCAACAATATGGTCACTGTTAGTTACGGGTTTTTTAAGAGCATCGTCTGTTCTGTGATAATAGTAAGGAGCGTCAATGTAATTATATACATTATAAGTAGAAACTGAATCTTCTGATGTTGCTCCTACAATTAATTCTTTAGCTCCGTTTGATGAACCTATGAATGTCCCTGTTGTATCTTGTACAATTAATTGACTTAAGTCAACTATTTTTTTCGTAACCTTTCCTGACGCGCTACTAACTGAACCAGTAACTGTTTCGCCCATGTTAAATCTACCAGATAAACTATTTTCGTGGTTATTAAGTACTTGTGGATTAGTTTCTATCGCAAATCCGTTATATGATGTTGCCATATACTCTTGTAAAGCTTCTTGACTCATTGGCCACGCTCTATATCCATCATGCAGGTGGTCATTTATTAAAAAGAATGTCCAATAATACATTGATGTACCATATAATCTACCAGATACTAGGTCAGGTCTTTCACCATTTTTTATATTATATAAACTATAACCTGAAAAATTATCTAAAAAAGACGGTAATGGTCTTACACTTCTAAATAAGTCGACCATATTTTGTTTAATACCAGTACGATTAAAATCGTATTCTACTTTTGGAAATTGTTTAAAAAACATTAAGCACTTCCTCCTTCTA